TTTTCAAGGAGCCTGACGGTCTTGTCCATGATCTGGACAATCCAAAGGGTCCAAGAGAGCCTATTACCTTCCCCTACTTCCCGAGAGAAGCCGTGGTGGCCGATCCGGTAATTTCTTTCTAAGGAGAATTTTATAATGGTTGATGGTTTTAATGACGTGGTAACGGGTACCGAGGAAGTCAATGCTGGTCATCTACGCGCCTTCGTGGAGCGTATCGAGCGTGTTGCGGAAGAGCAACAGGCCTTGAAGGATGACATGAAGGACATCTATGCGGAGGCCAAGGGCAGCGGCTTCGACACGAAGATTATGCGTAAGATCATCTCGATTCGTAAGCAGGATCGTGAGATTCGCCGCGAGGAAGAAGAAATCCTCGATCTTTATATGGCTGCTCTGGGGATCAACTGAGATGAAATCAGAAATTCTTCAGGAATCGCCGTTCTTGAACCCGCCAAAATATCCTTCTCTTCGAAGGAGTAGTTCATCGGGAACCATGTATCTTATGGATAGTCCAACTTCGGGTGTTGCCGTTTACCCCTATGAAATGATAGGGGAATATTCTTCAACCTTAGCGGAGTCATTATTTAAGGATTATGATCCAGAATTGTCGGTTATTCTAAGAAACAGTTGACATTCCTATTTTTTTCATATAAATAGGAGACAGAATTATTCCTAGGAAACCAAGCTTGGTGCAAGGTCTTGCCTGTTAAGCAATGATTAGCTGGGTTCGATCCCCAGACTAGGAGCCAATAATTTAGAAGATAGTTTAGTTTAGTGGCAAAACCCTGCCTTTTCGGCGGTGTCACAGGTTCGATTCCTGTAACTATATTCTAATGTCTCGTTCACGAGTCATAAAGCCGGATAATGTAGCGTATATGAGACATAATGAGATTTACGACACCATGTTCAACATGGCCCTCGCCGTCGAAAAGACATCCAACGCCAAGATGGTTTCAGGAATTTTTAGAAGAACTAAACCGATTTCCTTCGGCGTCAACTCCAAGAAATCCCATCCCTTCCAGAAGCGGTTCGGCTCCATCGAAGAATGTATTTACCTACATTCTGAAATTGATGCTATCAAAAATGCCCTGCGTGTGATATCCTTGGATGATCTAAAAAGGTGTTCGATTTACATTTCTAGGGTGAAGAAGGACAGGCCGAGGGGAAAATATGTCTCAGGCCTTGCCAAGCCCTGTGCCGGATGCATGAATGCCATCGCCGCCTTTGAAATTAAAAGCGTCTTCTACACCGAAGATGAAAAAAGAGGCTTTACATGTCAATAAATATCGTATATATTGGGGGTTCTTATAATTGGAAATAAGCATGACTCTGAATCATGAGAATGTAGGTTCGAATCCTACGCCCCCAGCCATCTTTTAGAAGGATTAATATGATCTACCTTTCGATTTCTATTTCCATGTTTCTGACACTTTTCTTTGTGTTGATCGGAACATATGGCGTCGCGAAGATTAATGGAGGTTTCGGTTTCCTCATTGTCATTGGTGTTTTATGTGCTTTCGCCGTGATGATGATTTTGTTTCGTGTGATTTATGGAGGTTGAACATGTTTAAATATGCACATATTATCGTTGGCCTTCCCGGCAGCGGCAAGTCCACTTGGATCAAGGAAAATGTCTTTGATCCGAGAGTCCGTATTCTTTCGACGGATAACATCATTCAGGATTATGCCGACACGCATGGCATGACGTACAACGAATGCTTTGAAGATCAAATTGGTGAAGCCACCAAGACTTTTTTCAACAGCATCATCGAGGCCGTCAAGGACGGTGCAAGTTTCATTGTGGATCGTACCAATCTGAATAAGAAGTCTCGTAAGAGAATTCTGGATATGATCCCGGATGATTATACCAAGGTGTGCATTTATGTGAAATGTAGCAACATGTTCATTCATGAACATCGTCTTCAGAACCGAACGGGGAAGACCATTCCCTCCAAAATTATCGATAGCATGGAAAAGTCTTTCGAAATGCCCACCGCCGCCGAGGGGTTCAAATCCGTCGTGCATATCGATACGGCACCCATTTTAGAAGCAGCTTAAGGAAAAAAAATGTATCCAATTCTTGATAGAAAAACACAAGGTAAGTGTTTGACGAATGAGGTTCGACTTCAAAACGTCTTGAAAGGTAGAAATATTAATGAATGTCAATACGTTGAGACATTTGTTACAGAAAAACTCGTTCCATATGTTACTTTTAGTGTGGATGGTGTTCGGTATCACACCCGTCGAGACATTCTACGAGACTATGAATACACAAAGGAGAATTCAAGTAAATGACTGTTGCGCGTGGTGGCACCGAACTTTTGATGAATCGTCTGAAGGAAGCCGTACCCGAAGATTTGCTGAGTAATTTCCAAATTATTCCGACGAGACTCACCGAGACTCTGGATGAGACAAAAATTAGAATTGCCTACATCCACGACCTTGCCGGTGATCCGTCGCTGGATTATCTGAAATATTCTGGATGGAAAAAGTTCCACCTTCTGGTGTTCGTTTCAAACTGGCAGATGCAATCCTTCATCAAGGAATATAACATTCCATGGTCGAAGTGCATCGTGATCGAGAATTCGATTCTTCCGATTGAAGGCGTGGACGTTAACAAGCCCACCGACACGGTTCGGCTGATCTACACGCCCACTCCCCATCGTGGGCTGAACATCCTCGCCAGCGTCTTCCCTAGCCTCTTGGAGAAGTATCCTAACCTAGAGCTAGACGTGTTCTCGTCATTTGATCTTTATGGCTGGGGGGAGCGTAACAAGGAGTATGAGCCGCTGTTCGACTTCTGTCGCCAGCATCCCAAGATTAATTATCATGGGTCTCAATCTAATGATACTGTAAGAGAAGCCCTTGCCAAGTCTCACATTTTCGCGTATCCTTCTACATGGCAAGAGACTTCTTGCTTGTGTCTGATCGAGGCGATGTCGGCGGGTCTGACCTGTGTTCATTCGAACCTCGGGGCTCTCTTCGAAACCTCGGCAAACTGGACCTACACCTATCAGTTTCAAGAGGATATCAACAAGCACAGCCTGTCCTTCAAGTCGGTCCTTGATGTCGCCATTTCGAACTATGTCAATGGCGACAACATCGGCGCGAAGCTTCAGAACCAGAAGTCCTATGTGGATCAAATCCATAACTGGAACTTCCGTAAAATTCAGTGGAATAATCTACTGACCCAGATGGTCGGCCTTCCCCGCGAGATGGAGAAGGAAGAGGCTGTTTTCAACTATAAAACCTAAAGGTATATTATGTCTCTTAAATTACGGTTTCCTTCGAACGACAAGAGTGCCGAGATTTTAGAAATTCTATCCATTCGCCCACCAAATATTAAGGATTTGATCCCTATTATTATCCGGCGTCTGGAGAGTGACGACAATACATATTACGAACTTGAGAGTTGGGTGCATGATTTCGTTGAAGAATACAACGAGATGATGCTCCGTAAGGCGTCGAAATTAGAATTACTAGCGGCAGAGCAAGCCGCAGACGACGACGCCGCATATGGGGGGGCATATCTATGAATGCACAAGTTATCCTGACAGATGAAAATATTTTTATAACAATTCCTATAAGTGCTTTGAAATTTGGTGCTGCTGTAGCCTTCGATAATGAATGTGGATTTGAAAATCATAAATATTTCATTGAAGATGAAAAGGAATTTGCAAAGAGTCTTTATTATGAACTGACCAAAGAAGAGGAAAATGGCGATACATTAGTTGATCTAATGTTGGATAAAGCAACAATAAATGCTCTTGAGCAGGGAGCCGAAGGAATTGGTGGAATAGAATGATCCTTCTTGACTTCTCTGGCACGATGGTAGCCGCCGTCATGCAGTATCTTTTTATGAATGATACTGTGGAGCTAAACGAAGACATGATCCGCCACATGGTCCTGAAGTCAATTCAGGCCGTCAAGCGTAAACATCGTGAATATGGGAAGGTGATTATTTCCTGCGACTCTCACACCTATTGGCGTAAGGATTTATTTCCTTACTACAAAATTGGGCGGAAGAAGACCCGCGAAGAGTCGCTGATCAACTGGTCTGACGTGTATAAGTACATGCGGAAGATCAAGGAAGAAATTAATGAAAGCTTTTCCTATCCGATGATCGAAGTGGAAGGCGCGGAGTCGGATGACATCATCGCCACCTTGGTAAGACTTGTTTTTCTTGTAGAGCCCGTCATGATCGTCTCGCGTGACCATGATTTCATGCAACTTCAACGTTATAAGAACGTCAAGCAGTACAGTTCGGTGGATAAAAAGTTCCTAGAGACGGATGATCCGAACAAATATCTCTTCGAACACATAATTAAAGGCGATTCTGGCGACTCAATCCCCAATATCTTCTCGCCCATCAATTCTGTCGCATTAAATATAAGACAGAAGCCAGCACATAAGAAAAAGATCGACCTGTGGTGGGAAGACAAAAAGGTGCCTGACGAGTTGAAGGAAAGATTTGATCTGAATAGACAATTGATTGATCTGAGCAAGACTCCGATTGAGTTGCAAAAGAAGATCGTAAATACCTATTTTGTTCAAAAAGATAAACCCAAGAAAAACCTGATGAATTATTTCATGGAGCATAATTTATCAGAACTATTACCCGACATCCAGAACTTTTAAGGAGAATATTTTGAGCCAGCCTACCGCCATCTCGCTACTGCTGAAGACAGCATCCGACATCAAGAAAACCCACACACGCGAAGATCAGATTCTTTATCTTCGCACGGTCTTCAACGAACCGCTTCGTTTCATCGTGCAGGGTGCTCTTCACCCCGGCGTCGAATGGCTGCTCCCCAAGGGCCGGATCGATTACACGCCAGCCAGCCGCGACGGAGACTTGGATTCGAAGCTGTATCGTGAATATCGTAAGCTTTACATCTTCTGCAAGGGTGGCGTTGATAACCTTGACCAGCGCAAGCGCGAGAATCTTTTCAAACAGCTTCTTGAGTCTGTCCATCCAGACGACGCCGAACTTCTTCTCGCCGTCAAGGACAAGTATCTTCCCTATCCCGGCATCGATTATGAACTCTTTCAGGAAGCCTATCCCGGCATTCTCCCTGACCCTGTGAAGGCCCCTGTGGTTGAAGATGTGAAGACCATCATCACAGGTACCGATGAACTTACGGATGAGGCGCTAGAGGCTCTTTACAACAAGCGTCTGAAGGCCAAGTATCCTATCATGAATCCAGAACTAGCTCCAGAAGCAACAATCGTTGGGGCGAATAAGGGAAAGGTAGTGGTTAATGACGGCGTGAAAAATTTTTTGGTATCGAAGGAAGAAGCTGGAAAGTGGAATCCCGGAAGGTTAAAGAAATAATCTACACCAATCTCTACAAACTCGTAATGTTTCTCAATCCATAGGAAGTTTAAAATGATGATCAAAAAGGATAGTATCCTCTACACCAAAATCGTGAATTATCGCGCTGCATATTGTGGTGGTTCTTTATCCATTAATTATCTAATGGACATGAATGATGATGGTAATGTCTGGATTTATACCAAGGATAAAGATAAAGATGTGGATGATGATGATTATATTGTGACATATGAAGAATCGTTCCACCTTGGTAATATTTTTGAATCTAAATCGAAGACGCCGGATGTTCCAAACGTTTCCATCGAACTTGAACTTCTTGAGACTCAGCTTTCAAGGTTGTTTGAACGATTTGATCTATACAAGCTGAATGGTGGCCTGATGTTCTCCTATGATGTACGGGACTCCAACTTGGATGCACAGATTTACTACAATGGCTGTGACATCATCAAAAAAATAAGGAACATAAATGCCTAACTATACGCTGCTTGACAAGACCACGAACGAAGAGTATGATGTAACAATGTCATACGATGACTTCGTGGCCTTGCTTGAATTTGACAAGAACATTCAACAAGTCTTCCAGCCCCTTCACTACGCTTATCGCATCGGAGGCCTCAAGGTTTCCGAGGCTTGGCGTAGCCGACTACGGGCCATGAAGAAGGCCAATCCTCGCTCAACAATTGAAATTCCCTGAAAGTATAAATAACAATGTCGCCAGAATTTAAGGAAAGGACTTCATTGTTGTCTGTCAGGAATAAGAAAGACCCAATCGTAAAAGTTAAAGCTGTAAAGCCTTCTAAGCCATTCATTATACGAGAAATAAAACCGGCAACCCTCAATCAAAATAAAGCCTTCAAATCCTACAATAAAGACAAAAATCTGCTGTTCCATGGCATGGCCGGAACCGGAAAATCCTTCATCTCCATATATCTCGCACTTGAAGAAATCATGGA